TTAGAGGCTGGTGCAACAGGTGATGCAGAAAAAGATGTCGCCGATACAATCCGTAAAAAAGGTAGAAGATCCACAATTAAAACCACATCAAAAGGTTTATTAACATCTGCACCCACGAGATCCCGTAGGTCATTAATGGGCGGTGGATTGCTTACATGATGTATAGAAACCAGGCTGGTAAAATGGGCGCTGCTTCTTCACAGCCAGCAAAACAAAAAATGGCGATGAATGTAGATCCCTTAGAGCGTCTTAATCAAAAGATGGCTGGTCGCACACATGGTAAATCTTTAGAAGGTTTAACCCCTGGTTTGCGTAAAAAAAAGAAATCTATTATTTCTAGTTATGGATTGATGTAATGCTAGTATCTCCACGCATAAAACAGCTGGATGAGCGATACAAAACGCTACAGACACAGAGATCAAATTGGGAAAAGCATTGGCAAGAGCTAGCCGATTATATGCTGCCTCGAAAAGCTGACATTACAAAAAAACGTACCCAAGGCGATAAACGTACAGAATTAATTTATGATGGCACGGCCATACATGCAGTAGAATTATTAGCGTCCTCATTGCACAGTATGTTGACTAGTCCAGTTACCCCTTGGTTTTCTATGCGATATAGAGATCCTGGGCTGCAAAAAGATGATGCGGCAAATGAATGGTTAGAATTAAGCCTGGATCAAATGTACCAGGCATTTAATAGATCTAACTTTCAACAAGAAATACATGAGATGTTTTATGATCTCGTAGTGTTTGGCACAGCGGCATTGTTTGTTGATATGGATAAAGACGGGCTACGGTTTAATGCCAGGCACATTGCAGAAATATGTATTAGTGAAAATGCCCAGGGCGAAGTTGATACAGTCTTTAGAAAATTTGAAATAACCGCCAGAGCTATGGCGCAACGCTTTGGTGAGGAAAATTTACCAGATGTCGCGAAAAAAGATGTGGAAAAAGACCCGTACAAAAAACACAAAATTGTTCATGCTCTTTATCCTAGAGGGGAAAGCAAGGGCGGTGTTGGGAAGCAAAAACCCGTGGCATCGTTATATTACCATGCCGATACCCTCCAACTGCTAGGCGAGGGTGGCTTTGATAGTTTTCCGTTTATGGTTCCGCGATTTGTAAAAGATAGCGTAAGTACCTATGGACGATCTCCGTCAATGAATGCACTGCCTGATGTTAAAATGCTTAACAAAATGTCTGAAGTAACAATCAGAGCCGCGCAAAAACAAATCGATCCACCAATGATGGCTCCCGATGATGGCTTTGTATTACCTGTTCGAACCACACCAGGCGCAATAAACTTCTATAGATCAGGTACAAGAGATCGCTTAGAACCGTTGCAAATCGGCGCAAACAACCCACTAGGGTTGGCAATGGAAAACGAAAGACGCAACGCAATTAATAAAGCGTTCTATGTTGATCAGTTAATGATGTCGCCAGGCGCAACCATGACGGCCACAGAGGTGCTTCAGCGCAACGAAGAAAAGATGAGAATATTAGCGCCCGTTATGGGAAGATTGCAGTCAGAATTATTACAGCCACTAATCGAGCGTAGCTTTAGTTTACTGCTGGCTGGTGGCATGTTGCCTCAAGCGCCAGAAGAATTACAAGGCCAGGACATTGAGATCGAATACGTCAGTCCAATGGCGAAAGCGCAAAAGCTAACAGATTTGCAATCGATGTTGCGTGGTTTCGAAGTAATGATGCAAGTCGCAGAAATAGCGCCCGTGATGGATTATTTAGATACAGACAAGCTTGTACAGTACTTGGTTGAGGTAACTGGAATACCAGCGCGTGTTATTCGTAGCCAGGATGAAGTTGCGGAGATACGCGAACAGCAAGCGCAAGCCGCACAAGCCCAAGCGCAACAGCAAGAGCAAATGATGGATGCTGAAATGGCAAATCAACTTGCACCAATGGTCAAAGCTGTAGCGCAATAACATGAAGAAAATAGAAGACCTTAAATTAGCGTACCGTAGAACATTTAATACAGAAGACGGTGAGCAAGTTTTAGATGACCTCAAAACCAGATTTGGCTTTGAGACAACCACTTTTTCTGGCGATCCATATCAATCTGCATTTAATGAAGGACAACGCGCAACAGTGTTGCTGATCGTCAGGATGTTGTCCGACAAGAAGGAACCTAAAAATGAGTGACGAGGCAACCCAAGATACTGGATCTCAAGAAGTCGCAACGGAAGCAACAGAAGCTCCAGTAAGATTTGTTGATACATTAGATGAAAATTTAAGAGGCAATCCCAGTCTTCAAAACTTTGCTGACGCAAATGCTGTAGCAAAAGCGTATGTACACGCCAGATCGCACATCGGTGCAGACAAAATTGTTAAGCCACAAAGCAGCTGGACAGACGATCAATACAATCAATTCTATGCAGAAACGGGCCGTCCAGAGACTGCAAACGATTATAATATAAAAATTAATATTGACGAGTCAGACGCTGAAGCCTGGAACAGTTTTAAAAATGCAGCGCACGGTGCTGGTCTAAACGGCAACCAGGCGCAAAAGATGGCAGAGTATTTAGAAAATACTTTTAACGATGTTGATGAAAAATTTGATGCTAACGTACAGCAAGTAAACGATGTGACCAGGCAAGAGCTACAACAAGAGTTTGGTCAAGCGTTAGAGCAAAAAGTTAAATTAGGATATGCCGCCGCACAGAAGTATATCGATCCAATATTACTTGATGACATTGTGTTACAAGATGGTCGTAGTTTAGGAGATCATCCAGACATCATTAGAATGTTTGCGTCTATTGCATCTGATATAGGTGAGGACACCCTGGTCGGTGAATCCTCAGAACTCATTATGACACCAGATGAAGCCATGTCTTTGGCTAAAGAAAAAATGAAAGAAGGTGTTTATCAAGACAAGTTTCATCCGCAACATGATGAAGCTGTTAAAGAGGTTCAAAGATTATTTGAACTCGCTAGTGGATAAGCGAAAGCCCCACGCCGTCAAACTTGTGTGACAAGTAGAGTAACTGACTAAACAGTTAGCACGGCCTCACTGAGATAACCGCGCGCAGCAATCTGAAAACTTTAACTGTAGAGGAGAGACAAATGTCTACTCAAATCACTACGGCTTTTGTCAACCAGTTTAGCGCTAATGTCCAAATGCTTTCACAGCAAATGGGTAGTTTGCTGCGTAATGCAGTAGACATAGAAAGTGTTAACGGTGAGAAAGCTTTCTTTGATCAAGTTGGATCAGCAGCCGCTGTAAAACGAACATCAAGACATGGGGATACCCCATTAATCGAGACACCACACACAAGACGTATGGTGACAATGTCAGACTATGAGTATGCGGATCTGATCGATGATCAGGATCGTGTAAGATTACTTATAGATCCAACTTCAACATATGGCCGTGCAGCAGCTGCTGCTATGGGTCGTGCTATGGATGATGAAATTATTGCTGCTGCGTTAGGTACATCCCTAACTGGCAAAGATGGTTCCACATCGACAGCGCTACCAGCTGGTCAAAAAATCGCACACGGTTCTGCTGGTCTAACCATTGCAAAGCTCGTGTCTGCAAAAGAGTTGCTCGATGCAGCAAGTGTTGATCCGTCAATACCGCGCCACATCATTGTGTCTCCAAAGCAAGTCAGCGATTTGTTGAACAACACAACTGTGACTTCGAGCGATTTCAATACTGTAAAAGCTCTGGCTCAAGGTGAAATAAACACTTTCGTAGGGTTTAATTTCATCGTTTCAAACCGTCTAACAACAGACGCGAATGGTAACCGCCAGGTTATTGCGTTTGCATCAGACGGTCTTAAAGTTGCAATGGGCAAAGAGCCTAGCGCAAAGATCGATGAACGAGCCGATAAGTCCTACGCAACGCAAGTATACTACTGCCAAACTATGGGTGCCACACGCATGGAAGAAGCAAAAGTATGCGAATTGGCATGTACAGAGTAGGAGACTGATCAATGGCTACGGTTTATTCAACCCAAAGAACTAATAACAGGGCATCACCTGTTGTTATGAACAAGGCAAATGAGCTTGGCGGTAGAGTCCGTATAGCTCATGGTGTCTATGAAGCATCTTCACTAGCATCAGGCGATGTTATTGAACTGTTCATCCTACCAGATGGCGCAAGATTGCTTGAAGGGTCACTAGCACATGATGCTATGGGTTCATCAACAACTTTGTCAGTCGGTTACGCAGCGCACACAAATGCGGCTGGTACAGCGGTTTCCGCTGCTCCTGCTGGATATAAAGCTGCTGCTGCATCAACATCAGCCCAAAAGGTAGACATCCTCGCAACTTTGGCTCTTGGCTCAGGCACAGAGACAGACACTAACGAAGAT